GCCGACGAGCTACAGCAGAAGGGACGCCTGGAGGCCCTCAAGGAGACCCCCAAGCTGAAGGCCACCATCGAGTTGCTCAAGGACATCCTGGAGGCCAGCCCTGAGAACAAGGTGGTGCTGTTCTCCTTCTTCAAGGACATGCTCAACATCATGGCGAGCGAGACCGCCACCCTGACTCAGTCGGTGCTGTTCACCGGGGCCATCAGCCAGAAGAACAGAGACCTGGCGAAGCAGCAGTTCGCCACTGACCCCGACACCCGGCTGTTCCTCTCCTCCGACGCCGGGGGCATCGGCCTCGACCTACCCCAGGCGAACTACCTGATCTCCTACGACCTCCCCTGGTCAGCAGGGGCTTACGCTCAGCGCCAAGCCCGAATCATACGTCTATCATCTGTCTTCCCCCAGGTGACCCTCCTGAGCGTCCAGATCGCCGGGAGCATCGAGGAGTACCAGTACCGGCTCCTGGGCCAAAAGAAGAAGGTGGCCGACGCCGTCATCGACGGCAAGGGCATCAACCCCAAGGGGCGACTCACCCTGGATCTCCAGTCCCTGTCCGAGTTCCTCCAGACCCATGTCGTCTAGAGGCCCCCAGTACCTGTTCTGTGGCTCCCGGCTGACCGACGACACCTTCGTCCTCCGCATCCTACTAGAGGGCCTCAACACCCAGGCCCGCCATTGGCAGGAGATCATCACCATCCAGGACGATGGCTCCCTGGAGGGCCTGGAGAACGAGGTGAGCCAGTTCAAGTACCTCCAGCACCGGTCGGTCGACCGCTGGGAGGATCCCAACATCGTCATCGCCTTCATGGACCGTATGAGCCACAACCGGACCACCCAGGAGACCCTGGAGATCGCTGCCGAGTTCCACCGGCCCGCCTTCGTAATTTCTTCCGTTGATCTTGCCCCGGTGGAGGGTTAACGGTCACACCCCCTCTGTATGGTTGCCTCCATGCCACGCCGTGCAACTGTGCAAGCTCCACTCGATCTCGATGCTCTGCGAGAGGAAGTATCCGCCTACTACGCCCTGAGGCAGCAGGCCGCTCTCCTCAATGAGGAAGTCGAGACCCGCAAGACCAGGATCAAAGCCGCCGTACAAAAATACGGTGAGACTGATCCAGAGACCGGGTCACTTTATTTGAAGCTGGGCGATCCACTCCATAACGGCATCGCTGAACTCAAGAACCAGTGTGCTGTCAGCAACCGTATGAACGAGCCGATGGCCGAGGAGATCCTCTCGAACAAGGGCCTGTGGGAGGAGATGATCGAGTGGGTGGCGGTCCCCGACGAGGGTCGGATCAGGGCTGCCTTCTACGACAACAAGATCTCCCAGGATGAGTTGGACCGCATGTTCCCCACCAGGGTTACCTATTCCTTCTACGTGCTGGACGAGGACGGGAAGCCACTCCGGTGAGCGCCCTCTGCAAGCCCACCTACGAGACAGAACTCATGGCGGCGTTTGCCCCGCTCCAGGACGAGTACTACCCAGGCTCCAAGCAGAAGCGACGAGAGTCCAAGGAGATGCGCCATGAGCGCATGGTAGAGGAGCGCCGGGTGGCCCGTGAGGACGAGGAGTGGGATGCCCGCCCCATCACGGGCAAGATCCACCCCGTCACCAAGCAGCCCATGGAGTTGTTCACCGTGGGGGCGCTTGGCAAAGCCCTGCGGCGTGACGCTGTCACCATGCGGGCCTGGATCCGTAAGGGTTGGCTACCCAGGGCCTCGTTCCAGACCAAGCCGGTGTACGGGTCCAGGGGCAATGCAGGACGGCGTCTTTGGACCCGTACACAGATCGAGGGGATCCTCCAGATCGCCAGGGAGGAGAACCTCATGCAGGAGCATCCACCACGCATACAACAGACCAACTTCACTGCCCGTGTCACTGCTGCCTGGAAAAACTGGCAATGAAACTCACAAAGCACATCCGCTATTTGGTGCGAGTCCGAGACTACGAGACCGTGCAGGTTGAGGTGGGAGCAGAGGCAGACCACCACGACCTGGGCTACTCCGACGAAGACTGGACCACCCTGCTCGACGCTCAGCGAACTGAACGCTTCGATCTCTTGGAACTGCTTGTCATCGAAGAGGTGCAACGCCTCGCCACCGAAGAACTGCAACAGATCAACCAGTGGAGCGAAATCTCACCCAACCTTGCAGAGGATTTCCTCAAGGAAAGGAGCAGCAATGCCGGAAGGAAGAAGGCTGATACGCCCTCGTCCAGCAGAAGAATCCGATCAGGAGGAAGAGGCCCCTCCTCCCCGACGCCTGCGGCGTGACGAACCAACCCAGCATGAGGAAGCCGACGACGACGCCGGTCTGGCCGTAGCCAAGGGCTGGGCCGGGTGGCGGCGCACCAAGGCCAACGCCCCCAGCCAGTTCACCAAGCTCTACAAGGTGACCGACGACGAGCGGCTCATCATGTTCCTTGAGGATGGCCCCTATGCCAGTTTTCTCCAGCACTGGTGCGACTGGATGCCTAGGGGCAGCCGCCTGAGCTACGTGTGCCTCCAGGAGGATTGCCCTCTGGATGATGTCGACCCCAAGCCACAGGCCAGGGTGCGCTTCAACATCCTGGACTGTGACGGCGACACGCCCATCCTGGTGACGTTTGAGACTGGTCAACAGGTCACCGACTCGCTCGACAAGTATTGTAGGGATGAGCCGTTGGCTGGCCGGTACTTCGCCGTCCAGATGACCGGCCAGAAGAACAACCGTCGCACACAGATTCGCCCTATCAAGGTTCGTGACCTCAAAGAGGACTGGAACTTTGAGCCTCTCTCAGAGCGTGACATCGGCAAGTTCGATGACAAGCTGTGGGACACAGACGCACTGGAAGTCAACACCAGGGCTGAGCTACGAAAAGTGGCAGAAGCCTTTAACGAATAACCTGGCCGGGGGTGCCGTCCGTGACCGCTCCCGTGTCCAACGAGGGGGGGCTGGCCCGCCCCCAGCCTCTCCTCGTCCAGTGCCAGTCTGTCCTCAGACGCCCCAGGAAGGGCGGCGGTACCGATAGCTGGTACTGCGGCCTGGAGGAGGGCCATGATGGGGTCCACCAGGCCCTGAGGGCAGACGGCACGCCCCATCGACGCTGGACTGATGCCGACGTGGAGGAGCATCGGGTAGGGGGCATGCCTGTGCCCACCTGTCGGTCTCTAGAAAACCTCCAGGAGATCGTGGACGCATATACGCAGTTTTCTGCGTTTGCCTTCGACGTGGAGACCCATGCGGGTCGACACGTCAGGATGCTCACATCTACAGACGGGATTAGATCGCTATCAAGATACGCTGAACGCACTGCACTCTGTCCTGCCTGCCGGGGGCCGATCCCGCCCCGGCGTCGCCTCTACTGCTCTGACGTTTGTCGCCAAGCCGCTGCCAAAGACAAGCCTGCCCTGGACGCCAGGACCAACGAGGTGTGGTGCCTCAGCCTCGCTGGTCCTGGCCGCTCCGATGTCATTCCCCTGGGCCATCCCGATCCACGCAGCCAACTGCACCGTGCTGAAGTCTTCGCCGCACTGAAGCCCCTGTTCTTTTCGGACAGGAGGAAGATCGGCCACAACGTGGGCTTCGACCTCCTGTCCGTTGCCAAGTACTACGGGGAGATCCCCCCGCCTCCCTATGGCGACACCATGACCCTGGCGTTCCTCCTGAACGAGAACCGGGGGGTGTACAAGCTGGGGGCGCTGTCCGAGGTGTACTGGGGCTACTCCTACGCCGAGAAACTGGGCGAGGAGGCGTACAAGGTGGAGTGGAACCGGGCCATGCGCTACTCCATGCTCGACGCCCGCAACGCCTGGCTGCTGTGGTGGAAGCTGTCCCCTCGCATCGATAACCCCATGCGGAAAAAGCTCCAGGATCTCTACGAACTGGAGATGGGAGTTTTACGGGTACTACTCGACATGCGAGCCGCTGGGGCCTACGTCGACCTGGAAGGTTTTCGCAAGCTGCGGCCCATCCTGGAGGAGCAACTCGCCGTCCTTGACCAGGAAATACGGAACATGGTAGGTCATCCGATCAACCTCAATAGTACTCAGCAACTCGGTAAGTTCCTCTATGACGAACTGAAGCTCCCGTGCTTCGTTTACACCGAGACTGGGCAGCGCAGCACCAGTGCCGAAGCCCTCCAGAAGCTGGCGAAGCGCCACAAGGCTCCTCGTCAGATCCTCGCTTTCAAGGATGTCAACAAGCT